ACGCCTTAGTGCCGACCTGCGTGACTTCGACACCGCGCCCGGAGAGCAATGGCACGATTTTTGCAATTGACTCTCGGAGAATTTCTACTTTTGTGGGCTTCACCAGATACCTCCGTCATGGGTGACTTTGTTTTTCTAGTATAGAAAGAAAGTGCTTGGATTACAGACTCTCCAAGCACTTACCAATCAGATACCGATAAATGACCAACTTTGTTTTTCTTGTTGTTGGCACTGACTTACTCTATGTGGAAGCCAAAGCGATTGCTCAGTCCGCTGTGTCGGATTGAGAGCCTGATTCTGACTGGTGAAGACGGTCAAAAATGAACCTGGTCAACTGGTTGACCTGCCAATCCTGCGACCGCTCTTCAAACTGCTCCAGGCAGTAATCCCATGGCATCAACGAAACCCACTCCAGCTCCGCACGGGTCAGGAGAAAGCGTCGCCTGTAAATCTCCCAGTCGGCTTCGATATCCTGGAACATCCGCTGAGCAAACCTATGCCGCTGAAGGCTCGGCGTGATGTTGATGAATACCTTGATGTGTTTCCAGCCGTACTGGTTGGCGACCCTAGCCAACTGCATCGCGCCGTTTGGCTCCACGATAACGATAGGAACCTGACCGCTCTGGATTGCGGCTTTTACACTGTGAACCGCTACGCCGTACTTATAGCCGCCGTACTCTACCCGCTCGGCCATTTCTACGGACTCAAACTCCTCGTCCGAGACGAAATAGTAATCCACCATGTCCCGCTCGCCTGCGCGAGAGGGTCTGGTAGTGTGACTGACAATCTCCTTGAAGCCGCCCCGCGATTGCAGGGTCCGCATAAGGGTCGTCTTTCCAGAGAGCGACGGACCAGTAAGGCTTACGATTGCATTGATAGGTTTCATCACCACTCCGACTTATCCATTCTGAGGGAAACGAAGCGCGGGTGCCGAAGCGAGCCGGCCTCCGTGACTTCCTGGAACTGAACTTCCGCAAGTTTGTGGCGATAAACTTCTCGATTGCGCCAGATGAGATTTCGGTCCTCGTCGCTGATGCCCGAGCCGACACGAACCGGCACACCCTTGCGGTCCACAATAAGAGCGCCGAGAGTGCCGACAAACTTGCCTTCGCCCTCCTCGAAACCGATGATTTCCAAATCTTCGGAGTCCTCGGCCTTCATCTTGATCCAGGCTGAAGACCGCTTGCCGACATAGCCGCTATTAGGCGCCTTGATGATTGCGCCCTCGAAGCCTTTGTCTCGGAAGGCGCCATAGTAATGGGTGACTTCTTCTTCGGAGGAAGCCACATAGGACGGAGGGAAACTAATGGAGGCCGGACCGTCGTTGAATTTGAGCGCGGACAGGTTAACCGCAGTGACAAGAGCCTGCCGACGCGCCGCATAGTTCTTTTCCGTCCAAGACTGCTTGCCAGCCTTTCTGAAGGCCTCGTACGGCAGCCAGTCAAATACATGGTAGGTCGCATCGTGGAAAACTTCAGACTTGCGACGGGCCTTTTCCATCGTCTCCTTGAAAGACTTGCCCATCACTTCGCCATCAATAACTACGGCGTCGCACCCTTCGTCGGAACACAACTTGTTGGCAATATTTTGCAGCGACTTTTCCAGCGATTCGGGTAGGGAGGTCACAGGTTTGCCGCTTCTGGTGTAGAACTTGACGCCAGACGCATCCACGACCGAGAGCACCCGCATACCGTCGTACTTAGGCTCGATGCGACACGGATATTCGATTTTCCGACTGTCGTACGGCTCGGCGAGCATACAGGAGAACTCAAACAGAAAGCCCGGAATAGCCGTGTTGATGGTGCCTGCGCCCAGGCCCCAGGACAGGTCCTTGTCGAGAATGGCAACAAGAAGTTGTGCCTCGTCGAACAACAGTTCCGAGCACCGCTTGTTGGCCCACTCTGCGCCTTTGCTTCTATTCATCTTGCGACTTGCCAAAAGCCGTAGCGTCTCAAAGTCCTTCGAATTAAGTACCCCGGTAACTTTCTCGGCGATTGAGAGTCGCAGCTCCACGCTGTTCTTGCCAACATTGAAGGCAATCGAGGGGTCCATCGCAAGGGAAACCATTTCGCCAAAGTTTGGCACGGTCTCCACAAACTTCTTAAACAGGTCCACCTTTTCCTTGCGGCTACCCGCTGCGCGGACCTGGTTAACACATTCCGACAAAATCAGATTCATTTTTACCTCACCAAGTTAGTCTGATTATTTATCTTTGGCTTGCTCTGCCATCATCTTATTTACCAAATCTGCATACAGATTTCCTGTGCTGACTTGTGGCTCGACTCTGGCAGGTCGTCTGGTCGGGCGACTGACCGGAGCCGACCTTTCGGGTCGCGGGGCAGTCTCAACAGGCTCGGGCAACCCGGATTCGCGCCTCTTGATTGCCGCAATTGCTAGTCCAGCCCGGTCCCATCCGCGCTGGAAACTTGGACTCAGCACATCAACCGCCGGCTTTGGTCTGCCGCCTGTGGCTGGTGTGGGTTCGCGTGGGGTATAAAAGAGCGCGTGTCCAGCCTGTCGCTCCTCCGAGCGCATCTTTTTGGCAGGGCAACCGCCGCAGTTGAAGGCGCGTATGCAAGCCGCGTCTTTCGATTGGTAGTCGCGCTTCTCAATCCGCTCAATGAGATTGAGGCATACAGCGTAGTGCCGATGCCCACCGTAGACCGAGCAATTCACGGTCAGCGTGTTGTCGCCGCGCTTTGAGTATTCAAGTGGCTTAGTCATTACCATGCACCCCAAGTTGCAGGCCTGGAAGTCGACTCGATAGGCAATTCAATAGGCGACTCAAATGCAGCAGAAAGACCGGCTGCTGAAGTCGGTACTGGAGTAACTGACAGTCCAGACGGGATGACCGGATAACTTATGTTTGTCGCCATAGCATACGCATGGATGCTGGTGACAAACGCCTCGATATCCCCGGATGTCGCAGGAGAGGGCCGAAGGTCCGTACCGAATCGGTACAGCGCGTTTCTGAAGGGCCTCATCTTCGTCTCGTCATTGACCATACCCGACACCCAACTTGAAATTGGAGGTATTTCGGCGTTGAGTAGCAAAGCGTCACCCAGATGCTTGCCGTCGTGAAAGATAAATTTTGGTCTGTTGTCCTGGTACTTGAGCGTGAGTTTGTGGAATCTAGCGGCCAAATGCGTAATGGCGGCAGTGGGCGAGTTCAAAAGCCAAGCCCAACAGGTTTCACCCTTAAAGCCGTATCGCTCCGCGATGAAGATTTTAGCCAGCGACGTGGAACTCAGTACCTCCCATTTGTACCTGGTCGTATGGTTTCCAAAATCGTTTTCGGCGACAAACTCAATTTGAGCGCGTCGGACATGAATTGCCTTCGCCGTCATACACACACCTCCTCAGTCGTTACTTATATCTTACACGCGCCCGTGATTTTTGGGACGGTAGTTGCGCGGTCAAAACATAATGGCCCTGAGGAGAGACTTTGCGCCGGCGGCATCAGATGGATTGACGGCACCAAGAAACTGCTTCCGAACAACCGCGCCAGATACCTCGTTGGGGTCTTTACCCTTTGGAAGAATGGCGATGTTGACCGTCAAACCGATGCCACGGAGCTTATCCGCCGCCTTAATAGCAGACCTAAGTGCGGCTGGCTCCGAGTCCCACATTATGGTGACGGTTCGCAGGTTTGCTGCCTTCAGGGACGCAAAGGCATCTATCTGCGTGTCGCCTTCAAGCCCCACAGATAGGTGCATACCGAAGGTGCCTACCGCAGCGACATTACGAAGTGCCGGATCTTCCTGCAATGCTGCATGAATGGCTATCACATCGAACACGCCTTCGCCCACGACAATGTGGCTGGACTGCCAAGCGTTGTGACCGTTATAGAGATAGCGGCCCGACGCACTCAGCCCAGGCGGGAATAGATACTTCGGCTCCTTCGCCCCGGTAATGTCGCGGCCCTGAAAGGTCTTGAGGTTGCCCTCCAGGTCGAATATCGGAATGATGACCCGACCAGAGTAGTCTTGGCGGTAGACGGCCCCATCAACTTCCATCTTGTGCCCGCCAGTATGGCAGTAACGAAGATTGAAGAACCGGGCCAAGTCGCCCGTGACTCCACGGCTCTCGAGATACTCCAGATTGTTGCCGTCAATGTCTGGCAATTCAATGCTGGTCGGCAACTCGACGCTCCCGCTCCAATCTACTGCCGCAGCCTTCCTCCGCGCCCGCCATCCCATCGCTGACGCGCTCTCTTTTATATGTGCGATGACTTCGCGATGGGCTGCGTCTCCAAGGAGCGCACGGATGAACTTATACTTGTTGAAGGTTCCAAGCTGGCAACCGCCTTTGAAGCAGTTGCCAAGGCCCGTAGATTCGTTGGCGTAGACTTTCCAATTGTTGTCTCCGCAGGACGGGCAGGTTTTGATGTTCAGCTGCCTGCCCGAAGAGCCAGGGCGCGTCCTATACTCGACCCCCATGTGGTCCAAGTAGGACTCCAAGTCCAACGCCTCCAAGATTTCGTTTAACTCCGACACTCGGATTACTCTTTACCAATTACCCTAGCAATGAACTTCGCGCGCTCGAGCGCCTGCTTAACACGAATGGTGATTCCATCTTCCTGGTTTCTCGACGCTGCGAAGTAAAGCCGCGCCTCTTGTCTGGCCTTCTCGTCTTCCGTGGAGTTGATAGAGATAAGAAGGTCGACGATGCGCGCCTTGTTAATGTCCTCGGAAACGTGCTCCATCCTTTGAACAGCCTGCTGGAAACCTTCTCGATTGGTCTGGGTCGCAGATACCAAGGCCAAATTTTCCATCTGAGCGATGGCGCGGACCCCGGTGTATATTTGCTTGGAGTTTTCGATGGATTCTGTCGTCCGATAGTCCGGCGCCATCAGGTCCAAGTAGTCCAGGACGACCATATCGAAGGTCGTGCCTTTCGCCTTGTAATGATGGAGCAGCCGTACCAACGCCTTTGGCGTCAAGGAACCCGTTGGGAACTCGTGAATACGAAGTAAGCCACAGTCTTTTCTTGCCGTTTCTATACGGTCGGCGACCTCTAAGGCGGAAATTCCAAGCGTCGACAGGCTGATTTCGGAGATGTTGGCGTCGAGCCGCTCCGCAACAATCTTGGCGGAAAGTTCCAGCGTGACATACATCACGTTGTGGCCAGCAAAGCAGGCGGCTCGAGCCGAATCAATCAGCGCCATACTCTTGCCGGACTTGGGGCCGCCCATGTAGATGGACAGCTCCTTCCGGCCCCACCCGCCGTGGTAGAGGATGGTGTCCATGATTTCGATGCCGGTGGTGATGCCAGACTTCGAGATTCGGCCAGCCACCAGGTCTTCGCGGTAAAGCTTCCGCTCCTCGATGGTGTCGAAGTAGGAGTAGCCCTGGTCGGTCTCCACCACGCCGACTTCGCTGGCGCGCTTGACCACGCGCTCAACATCGTCGAACTTGCCTTTGTCCACCAGGTCGACGGACTCGAGAATTGCCACCTTCAAGGCCTGGTGCCGAGCGAACTCGGCGACCTTGTCGATTACGAAGTCCCGGTCCGCGATGACCACATCATTCAGCGCAGTCAGGGTGGCCGGGATTTCATGGACTACCCCCTTGCGGAATTTCTTTTTGACAATCCCATCCTTGATGACCTCGGTAATCGCGCCCTTCCCGCGAGGGATGGTGCGATATTTCTGGAAGTACTCCAGAAAGCAGGACGCAATGCCCGCCTCTAGTTCGTTGGAGAACTGCTCCGGCTTAATGAGGCCATCCGTACGGATGTGAAAGTCCACGTCCCTGCACAGCAGGGCCACGATGGTGGTCTGGAAAGCCTCGTCAAACTGGAACTTCTCGAGTTCCTCGGACATGGCTTACTCCAGGATTTCGAGGGTGAACGACTCGATGGCGTGCTTGAAGAAGATGGTCGGGTTTTCCTCGCCATCCCGGAAGAACGACACGGTAAAGCGGTCCGACTGGCTAAGACGACCGACGTGCTCCTCACCGGAGATTGCCACGATTGTGATGCGGACATTCTTGTGCCGCAGCATATCAATCAAGGCGTCATGGCCTTCCTTGCGGTTAACTTCCTTGCGAACCGGCGACCGGCTGGTTCCATAGGCACGAACTCGACCCCGCTCGGGAAGTCCAAGTTGCTGACGAATGGTCACGTTTTCATCACTCATGTTATTCACCCGTTACTTACTGTTTGAGACAAAAATCAATGGCCGGCCAATTTCTTGACGACCGCTTCAACGACATTGCTGTTTGCCAACTCGCGAGGTAAGGCGAGTCGCTTCCAACCTGCACGCTCTGAATAGTCTAGAGCATGGAAGCAAAATTGCTCATAGTCTGCACCGATGGAATCGGCTGCTCGGCGAGCTGCCCACAGGCCGACCCGATTCTGCTCGGTGTCGTCCATAGGGTTGGCCGCCGAAAAGATACGGTGCTTATCAACCAGCCTGAAGTCTTCTCGCTTCCGAAGTGCCCATCTGTAGGCAGCGACATAGGCTTCTGCAAAGAGCATCGTAGCGGCCATAGGATGTAGGCTGCGGTACTTTGCATTCTTAGTCGTATACAGTCTTGCTTCGCCAGCAAGATACTTCTCTGGAATTGAAGTCAGTGACCTAGAGTCTAGCTCCAGGTCGCTGAAGTGTCTACCAAAGTAAGGCCCGTTACTCTTTCCGATAGCATCAACAATCATGGGTTGATTATATCGGGCGGCTTTGTTTTTTCAGTCAGTCTCGTAGACTTCGACAATGCGCTGCGAAATCCCGGAGCGCACAATATCCGCCTTGGTGAAGTTGACAACGCTAACGCCGCCAATCGACCGGGTGCGGTGTACAGCGTCCTCCAAGCCATTCGCATTCGGGATGTCACGCTGCCTGATATCGCCGTTGACCACGACTTTCGAGTGATTGCCAACGCGGGTCAGAAACAACTTCATCTGAACGGAACTGGCATTTTGTGCCTCGTCGAAGAGGACAAAGCAGTTGTCGAAGGTATGCCCACGCATATAGGCCAGCGGTAGCGCCTCGATTGTGCCCCGCTTCACCATGTACTCGACCTGACTTTTGCCAAGTCGGGCCTCGAGAATCGCCTTTACAGGCCGAAAATACGGGTCGAACTTCTCTTCCAGCGAGCCAGGGAGAAAGCCGAGCTCCTCGCCTGCCTCCACAGCTGGGCGCGTAACGATGATTTTTCTGACTTGCCGACTCTTAAGTGCCTCTGCTGCCTCACAGGTCGCAATGTATGTCTTGCCAGTTCCTGCGGGGCCGACACCAAAAGTGACAACTGACGACCGAATCGCCGTCAGATACTCTGACTGGGCGGCAGTTTTTGGCTCTAGCTTGGAGTCGTCTCGCTTTTCTACCTTGTGGTCCGTACCCAGTTCCGCAGCCAAGCTCTCTTTCTTGGTTCGCTTCCTGACTTTGGACATGGGCTTACTTGCCAGGCCAAATTGCGACGTTGTTGCCACCCTCTTCGGTGGTTCGATGATAGAACTTGCCGCCGACAATCGCGAAATTCGTCACCTGAACATACTCCATTGCTGTCGCCTGAGTCTGTGTGTCGGCGTGGGCAATCAGAAACCCATTCGACCACCGTTCGCCTTCGCAGTACTCGGCCATACGCCTATGGCCGGCGCCAAGCTGGTGCCACTCATAGGTTCCATACATCGGGTTGTAGTTTTGCCAAATCTCATGGCTGTGATGGTGTCCATTCCAGCCGGGTACGCCCATCCTCCGAGCGTGCGGGAAGTGGTGGGCTATGAAGCAGCCAAAGTAGGACTTGTAGTTTTTCGCCAACTCTCGGCTGAAGTCAGTCTTGTTGAAGACGGACAAATCCATTTTGGCAACATAGTTGCACTCGTACTTGTCTAGACCCAGAAGCTTCGGAACAGTCCAGCCATGAAGGTCTGATAGAAGTACGCGCATTGCAGGAGTCGCGTCCGCAAGCATTCTAAGAAGACGGGCCTCATGATTTCCCTCGATGATATCCAGCTGGGCATTCGGTGCAGCCTCTCGGAGTGGCTTGAGAATGTGGTCATGCACGAACTGGATCCGGCCAACCACGTCCCAGTCGCGGGGGTCGACCGTGTATTTTCCAAATTCGGGCAGGTCGAACACGTCGCCGTTAAGGCAGATAACGTCGGGCTGAATGCGTCGGGCCGCGTCAATGAAGGTGCGCAACCAGAACGGGTCGCACTCGCGGTCATGCAAGTCGGACCCCACTAGAATCGTCTTATAGCGTCCCTCGCGGGGCCTATCGTACTTACCCTCGTAGCCCATGCGTTCAGCGGACAACGCCCTGTAATGGTCTCTGGATGCGTGTACCGCGATGTTGCGCTCAAGGGCGTGGGCTTGCCGGGAAAGCTTGATGTTGGCTTGCCGCTTGAACTCCTCGAAGGTACCGAAGTACCGATTCCAGGTGGACTCAGAGATGCTTGAGTTTGTCCGGAAGAAGTTTCGGGTGATGACCTTGTCCGGGTGCGCCTCGGCAATCCGACGAAGCTCCGAAAGGCAGTCTTCCGCGCTGTACTCTTCCTGATACTTCTCGGCGCTTTCCGACATCAGCGGCGGGTGGTACTCACCGCGATGAATCAGCTCCGGGACCGACCGCTTGCCCTTGCCGCGAGCCGCCCGAAGGCGGCGTGCTTTGTCAGAAATCTGCTTGCGGGTAAGGCCGAGTGCTTCCGCAAGGTCTGCCGTGAGTGGGTATTTCTGGACGTTGTTATAAGCGGACGCAAAGTCGTTGTCGGAAAGCTTTCCCTTCTGCATACATCCTCATGAAGTTAGCCCAGGTAATGCAACTGCATTACCGCCCGGTCTGCGCTAGTTAGGCGTTCAGAATCATCTTGATGACTGCTGCACCCACCATGGCGACCATGAACAGAACGGCGCCAACTACCCACCCTTTGATGGTTTTGAGCATTGGCATTTCGATTTCGACGGCCTTAATTCGGTGATCGTGGCTGTTGACGGCTTTCACAACCTTGTCGATTTCCTCGCGCGTTGTTGCATGGCGCAACTCGAGCGTCGTAAGCCGCTCTAGGTTCTTCGCCATCGCCTCCAGCGTGTCGTCAATCCGAGACAGCCGGTAATTGATGAGGTCCTTGTCGTCTTGGTTTTCGGATGTCACTTCCGGTTCTCCAGCTGGTCTGCGACTGCTTCTCTGACTTTCACGGCGTCAATCAAGGCATCAAGCTTGGCCTTGCAACTGCGCCCCCACGTTCCCGCCTCTACCAGCGCACGAGCGAGGTCGTATTGGTCAGCATCTGTGAGTGGTGCCGCAGCACGCTCGGGGCATGACTCCAGGTACTCACGGGGCACCGGAGGCATCGAGATGGTGATTGATGGAGTCGCGCAACCCGACAGGAAGGCGACAACCGGCAGAAGAAGGATTCGCATTCTTGGCCTCACTGAGTTGAGCCTGGAGCGTCGCAGCACGCCGCTGCGTTGCGGAAAGTTGAGCCTTAAGTTTGTCCACGCCCGCCGTGTCAACGGTCGTAATGGTGCTTGTGGTGACTTCCTGGGTAGTGGTCTGAACGGCCTCTACCGCCGCGTCACGCTTGGAAGTCTTCCAGGCGTGGTGGCCGTACCCAATGCCGTAGCCGAGGAGAAGGGTCAGCAGAATTGCTGCCCACACTCTGGGGTCCAGGAAAGGCATAACCCTTACCGATGCGGGAGCGGGGTCGTCGTGATGGCGCGCAGGGCAATGTTTGCCGCGCCACCAATGAGCAGAATCGCTGCGGCGGCCTTTGCACCAAAGAGGGTGGTAAGGTGCGCCCCGAACAGCTCGAGGCCCGCCAGAACTGCCAGCAGGACGTTCCAATACATCGTCCGGGAGCGGAGTGCGCCCCGAACCCAGTCCTTAAGGTTCACCATCACTTCGTCGGTCATACTGCTCTCCAAAGAACTCTGGCAAGGGCGTCGCAACACGCCGCACGGTTGGCGTAGATTTGGTCCGCCCAGTAGACGAACTCCGGCTCCACAATGACTGCCGTACACTTAGTTTTAGAAAGGAAGGCCAGCGGACCCTTCGCGGGGTCCGCCTGATACCAGCCAATCTTCGTTCCGCGATTCGGGAAGAAGAACTGAGAGACGCAAGCCTGAATTTCTCCAGCCCAGGCCTGGCCGCTTATAGAGCCAGGGGCAAAGAGCGTTTCCGAGCCTTTGGCAGAGGGCGTAGCGGCGTTGAAGTGGATCTCCACCGCAAGGTCGCCCTTCTTTGCCCTGGCGTTAATCCAGGCAACTTTTCTGCCGAGGTCGCCAGTTGGCACCATCATGGCGTTGGGCATAAGGCGCGCAAGGTGGGTCACCCACTTAACGGCCTCCTGATGCTCAACAAAGCCTTTCCAAGCTGCGCCTGGTGCTGCCGGATGATGACCAGCCGAAAGAAACAGCATTGCGACTCCTACCAATCTGTACTGACTAGTATACCAGCCTTCGTCATTCGTGACTTACTTTCTATGTATAAGGTCGCCCTTATACAGTCAGCAGTCTTCCGCGTCAGCGAACAGCGGCGGACCCTGCGTGGCAGGCACCCATACTTCGCGAACAACAGGCTGCGGAGGTGGCGGCGGCAGCGGCTGGCCATTCTCGTCAAACGTCGGCGGCATCGGTGGCACCACCATGTCGGTGACGCGCTCGACGCGGCCGGGAATCTGCTGCGGCTGCTGCTTGACCCACTCGTAGGCTGCCGCAGTGCCGCCGTGACCGAGGTAGCCTTCGAGCGCCACGAGCGCATCGGATGCCGGTGCCTTGCCGTCGAGCCGTGCCTGCTCATCGAGGTAGCCCGCGATGATGACGGTGCCGGTGCCGGTGGCGAAGTCCTGCTGCACGCGAACGATGCGCCAGTATTCGCAGACGTGGCCCGAAGGAAGGGTTAGCGATTTCTTAAGTGCCATGATTATTCCTCTGTGCTTACGATGGAAACGCGCTGGCTGTTGCTGCCAGTGCCAAATGCGGTCGAGCGTGCCGTGACGGTCGCACGATAGGTGCGGTCGCCCATGCTGCTGTCAGAATCGGTGTACGTGACCGAGCCACTCATGGCTTGCTCCCAATAGCGGTAGTAGATGCCGCCCGGCTGCTGCTCACCGTCCGTGTAGTAACTCCAGTTGCCCGACACATTGAGCGTGGCAACCTCGGTTTCGCTGCCCGCGCCGATTTTCCGATAGAGCCGAACGGTGGCGCTGATGGTGCCGCTTGACGAGCCGCTCGATTGGTTCTGGAACTCCGTCCAAGTGCCGCTGTACGAGTACGACACGGTGACCAACTTCGGGTCGCCATTCGTGCCGAACGGCCCGACGATAATTTGCGCCGAGGTCGAAAGGTCGCTTGTCTCGCCGCGATTCGTGAGCGTGCCCGCCGAAAGCGAGCCGCCAAAGTAGGCAGCGCCGTTCGTTTTGAGGTACGCCGTCGCGTTCGATTCGGTGCAGTTGGCGAGGTTGCTCTGATACGGGCCGAACCACTCGATGAACTGGCTGCTGCTGCCGAACGGCGCGCCGGTAACCTTCATCAGCGAGCCAATCTGTACGATGGTGCGGCCGTTGGTCACATCGGTGCGGTAGGTGTCGGCGGCGTTGCGGATGACACCAGCGGTGAGCGTGCCCACGTTGGCGCTGATGGCATCGAGCGTCGAAACCGCCATCTTCGCGGCAGTGACGGAGCCAGCCGCGATGGCGTTGGCGGTCACCGAGTTGGCGGCCATCTTGTCAGCCGTGATTGCTCCGGCTGCGACCTTCTGCGCGATAACCGAGCCGTCTACGATAAGGTCTGCGCCGGTTTTTTCGACAACCGAAAGCCGCGTGAACCGGGACACGCCTGCGCCGCTGTAGTTGGCGAGAACGCCGATACGAAGAAACGCCGCGCCTGGCGGAATCTTCGCAGTCTCGCCCGGCCCGAAGGCATAGCGGTACTCCGTCCATACCGAAGGGATGAGTTCATTTGCGCGGCCCCAATAATGGAAACTGCCCGCGCTGTACCAGCCGGTCGGATAGTTGCCGCCGATTAGCAGGCTTCCAGCCGCGTCATAGAACGCGATGAGGAAGTACGAACCCGGCGAGCCGCTTACCTGTCGCGCCCAAATCGTGGCAAGGTAATTTTTGGTCGCATCAATCGGAACCATGCGCTCGCTGTAAGTCGTTTGACCCACTGACGACACTTCGAGCGCCTTCCCGGTCGGAGAACTCGTGTCGTTGACGATGGTGATTGTGCTACCGCTTGTCCACGCGGAAAGGTCTTGCGTGTTCGGGTCATCAACAATCGACGCGCCCACCCCGGTGACCAGAAGTTTCCCGGTCGTGACCGCGTTGGCTGCAATCTTGTCGGCAACCACGGCTCCGGCGGCAATCTTTGATGCGATTACAGCGCCGTCAACGATGAGTTCCGCCGACGCGGCGCGAATGACGCGGAGATTGGTGAAGTAGACAGAGCCGCCACCGCCGAAGGTGCTCTGCACGTAAATGTACGGCCAGAACGCCACCGCGTCTGCCGGAACCTCAAACATTGGAGGCGAAAAGGTCGCCCACGAGCCAGACACCGTGTAAGTGCCGACCAAAGTGGCGTTGTTGTACGTGCCATCTGTTTTGGCGTAGTAAACATAGAACAGGATGCCTGCATATCCCGATACGGTGGACGCAGCATCGAGAGCGAAGCGATACTGCTCGCCGGGGCGGCACTGGATGCCGTATTTCCATGCGTCGGTGTCGCTATACACCTTGCCGCAGTTGAAGATGGTCGAATCGTTTGCGCCAGCAAGGCTGTACATCCGGCAGACGAAATTAGCGGGCGCGCCAGCGGGAACGCCCGCCGCGCCACGCGCAAGCACCTCGTTGCCGTTGTACCAAGGCCGCCAGTCGCTGAAGTTGCCCGTGGCGAAGTTGCCGTTTGGCGCGAGGTTGTCGAGCGCGCCGAGCGCAAGCCGTTCGGCCGTGATGGTGCGCGCCGCAATCTCGTTCGCGGTGACGGCCTGCGCCGCTATCTTCTGCGTCGTGACCGCGCCAGCCGAAATCTTTGGCGCGGTGATGGCGTTCGCCGCGATTTCATTGGCAGTCACAGCATCGGCGGCAATCTTGCCAGCCACGACGGCACCAGCGGCAATCTTCGCGGCAACGACGGAGTTCGCCGCCAGTTTGTCAGTGGTGACCGCGCCGTTTTGGATGAGCGTTGCCGGTAGCACCTCCTCCAATCGGAGGTCTTGGATTTCGTGAACGCTGTTGCCGCCGCCGTATCCGATGATGAACAGCGTCCTCATGTAACGAGCGTTGCTCGGGAACGGGCGTGCGGTGCCTGCGCCGTAGTCGGCAGAGTATTCCGTCCACGAACCAGAGGGCTGCGGGCCGGACGCCGTTGCATATGACCACTGCGCGCCGTCGCCCGAGATGTTGTTGCCGCTGTTGTCGAACAGCGCGAGGCCGATGTAAATGGTGGAGCCGGAGCCGCTGACGGTGCGCGCCCAAGCCCGTACGCGATAGGTTTTGGCAGGGTCTAGAGGAACGCTCTTTGCATCGTTCATCCACGCCTGCACGCCGCCAGAAGGGTTGCGTGCCGAGGTCACGCCGACCTTGCCATCGGTCACGCCATTGATGAACGTTGCAGCGCCACTGTAATTGGCCCACGCCGATGGGTCAGCCATGGCCGGGTCGGCATTGAGCGCGGAACCGGGAGCGGCGACGAGCAGTTTCTCCGCCGTGATGGCCTGCGCTGCAACCTTGGCGGCCGTAACCGCATTAGCGGCGATTTCGTTGGCAGTAACTGCACCGGCCGCTATCTTCTGCGTCGTGACCGCGCCAGCAGAGATTTGAGTTGCAGTAACGGCGTTGGCCGCAATCTTATCTGCGGTGACAGCATTTGCGGCTATCTTTGACGCGATAATTGCGCCATCTACGATGAGTTCGCCGGGAATTACTTCCTCGATGCGAATGTCCTGCGCTTCCATCCACCCAGCCGTTGCCGCGTAGTTGAGCAGCACCATCGGTGACCAGAAGGGCTGGGCGGCCACTACCGTTGCCGTGTAGCGCGTCCATGCAGTGCCCGGATATACGCCCTCAATCCAATAGCCGCGTTCCTCGTACGAGCCGGATTCGGCAGTGCTGCCGTCGATTCGGAGATACAAGAAGCCGTTGGCATCAGAGGAGCGGCGAGCATAGAGCGAAATGCGATAGGTCTTGCCCACGGTGACAGGCACGCGACGAGCGCCTCGCGCACTGGAGCCGGTGCCGGTCGGTGTGCGCATCGTGGTGCCGCCCGCGATGCCATCACTCACTGCCGCTTGGATTGGAAGGTCGTGCCAGTTAGAGACAACCCACGCCGAAGGGTCTTGGAAGCAGGTATCGCCCCACAGCGATGCGCCCATGCCGGACACGAGCAGTTTTTCGGTGGTGATAGCCTTTGCAGCCACCTTGCCCGCCGTAACCGAGTTCGCCGCCAACTTGTCGGCGGTCACCGCGCTGGCAGCCAACTTGGTGGTTTCGACGGCACCGGCTGCAATCTTCCCGGCAACCACCGATTCCGCAACGAGTTTGGCGGTGGTCACTGCGTTGTCGGCAATCTGCGTGGTGCCTACAGCCCCTGCAAGAATCTCATCCGGGCGCGGGGCGTAGGTCGATGGCAGCGTTGCCTGCTCAAGTTGTGCCCCGTCAACGCGGAAACTTTCGCTTGCTGCCGTAATGCCGCGCACCATGAAATAGACCTGCGTGGAGTTCGCAGGAGCGACGGCGGAGACAACGTAACGCGCCCATGTGTTTGCGGTTGCGGTGGCCGAATAAAAGTCGCCAAGCCCGTTGCCGCCCGCGTCTGCGAACCTCAACAGGACCGCAAGCTTTCCGCCCACATTCGGATTGATGTAGGCGGAGCCGGTGTAAGTCTGCCCCGCGATGACCGGGCTGCTTTGCGTCGCAAGGATTCCGGTGTCGGTGCTGTTAGTCGCGGAGACAATCTGAACGAACTGGCAGAGCGAGCCGATAAGGCCCGGCATACCGGGGTCGAGTGAGGTCGAGACAACGCGCCCAGCGTCGCCCGCGCCGCCGTTGAACGCCAACCAGTCGCCCGCCACACCGGACGGACTGCCGCCGCCAACCTCGAAGCCGCTGTTGCGTAGCAGGTTTCCGCCGCCGATGCCTATGTTGAGTTGCGATGCGGTCAACTGTCCGGTGATTTTGGCAGCGCCTACAGCAGCGATTTGCGCATCGACCAACTGCCCGGTCACCTTCGCGGCCGCGATGGCAGCCAACTGCGAATCCGACAACTGGCCCGAAATCTTGGTTGCGGCGAGGTCGGCAATCTGGGAGTTGGTAAGTTGCCCGGTCATCTTCGACGCGCTGATGCCTGCCAACTGTGAATCGACAAGCGTGCCGGTAACTTTGGCTGCGGCGATGGCTTGAATCTGCGCGTCGGTGAGTTGGCCCGAAACCTTCGCCGCCGCAAGGTCGGCAATCTGCGAGTTCGTCAGTTGGCCGGTAATTTTGCTGGCAGCAAGGTCGGCAATCTGCGAGTTCACCAGCTGCCCGGTGACTTTGCTCGCGCCTACCGCAGAAATTTGCGAGTCGGCAATCTGCCCGCTGATATCGACGGCGGGCACGGCTGTAGTCCACGCCGAGCCGGTGTAGCGGTAGAGCTTGTCATCGGTGGTGAGATAAACCACGCGACCTTCAAAGAGGTTCGTGGTCGGCAACACCGCGACAATCTCATAGCCAGTCTTAACCCTGGATACGCTAAAGACGGCCGTAAAAGTCTGGCCGCTATAGGTCGCAGAAATCGTCAGCAAACCAGAGTCGGCAGTCAGCTCGGTAACTCGGAAATAGCCTTTTGGCTGACCGTTAACCGGCGTGTTATCCGCCGTGTTAACAGTGCCAGTTACGCCAGACCCAGGCGTGGCAGTAAGGGTCGCGCTCGCGGTGACATCGTTTGCGCCTTCGTAAAGCCTAAATCGACCGTTTGCCGCCGCATAAGAGGGAATCGACCCGTCGGCATAAGCAAACAGCGAAACCGCCGAGGGCGAAAGCGAGCTTGAGATGCCAGGGGCGCCGCTGCCCGGAGGGCCGGCCGTACCAGCAACCGCCTTAGACAGCGAAAACACCTTGTCGATGACCACACCCTTGTAGGTGGCCCTCACGACATAACTTGCCGTGTTGCTCGACATGGCGGTAACGCTATACACGCCAGTGCTGGCATTAATCGTGCCGGTACAGCCCGTCTCGGAGACTTCCGAGAAAGCAGTTTGGGCGGTTACATCCGTCGCGCCCTCGAAAACCTTAAAGGTGCCGGTCGCCGGCGCAAAGCTGGAAACAGTGCCGTCATTGGCTGCCGACAACACAACCGATTCATTGGTCAGATAGCCGTTAACAAGAATGCCGGTAGGCTTGGCAAACGCGGGGGTCGTCGGCACAAATGCCGAGAGGTTGCCCGAATTGTCTGCCGACCGGACCCAGTAGTAGTAATCCTGCGACGGATCGTTTGCCTGAAGGTCGTTGTAGACCTGCTGAGTTGCGTCCGTAGTAAAAACATGGGTTGCCGTGCCCGAGTTGTTGGTCGTGTTCCTGAAAATACGCGAGCCAACATAGTCGAGGTCATTGGGCCGAACAAAGCCAACTGCCAAACCAATCTGACCGACCGAAAGCGTGACGGAAGTTGGGACGGCCGGCGCAACGGTGTCGCCCGCCACAAGCCTACTAACCAGCGGCACGCTCGAGAATGGCGCAAATCGGCCATCAATGGACCTGGCCTGGGCCTTCAGCTGAACCGTTACACCGGGGTCGGCCGAGAACGAATACGAAGTCTGCGGTGCCTTGACGGTAGCCAGGTACTCAAACGGCACGCCATCGGTCGACTTGTACAGGTCAACGGCGTCATACTCGGTAAAGTCGACGGGCGTAGTCCAGCTGGCAGTCAGCTCGCTAACAATCGAGGTGCCATCCGGAACGCTGAGTTCCGAAATAGCAAGATTGGTGACGTGCGGCACGACATTGCTATAACTGTCGTCCGGCTGCACGGCCGTACCAGTCCAGTCGTAGATTTCCGGCGCATACTCGAAGCAGTTGAGCTTCCGAGTCATGTCCGAAGAACCCATCTCAATGCCATTGATGCGCCAGGCCTTGGTGACCTGCGCATTTTCGCCAATCATGAAGTTGGCAAACTGAGCCGGGGCGACCGGGAAGCCAGCCGTAACCGTGACCTGCGTATGGGTTCCGGCTGCGCTCGAGACGGTTCGCGTCTCGATTACATCCGTCTCGTAGGCGTTGTAGGTTGCCCCCACAGAGAAGGTCGGCGCCTCGTCGATGTAGACGCCGTTGGCATGAAAGCCAGTGACCTGGTAATCCTTTCCAGCGACGACAAGCCGATGAATATTCGTCTGACCGGTGTAGCCGCTAAGACTAATCGTGTTCCCTGCGATAGCAGAGACAGTCCCTGTCAAGCGAACAAGCGCACCAAAGTGCACCAGAAGCTTATACGTCGTGCCTGCCGCAAGGGTTACGGGTCTGTCGAGCTTGATGTTGGTCGTCGTAGAACCGCTCTCAAGACGTCCACCGACGCTCCAGTTAGGCTGGTCGTGCTGAACGAGAACGGTGTCGCCCACGGTGCAGGCGATGGCCTCAAGCGGGGCTTCAAACGAGCACAAGGACCGAATGTACCGGTTCATCTTGAGCTGGAAGATGGCTTCCTTAGTTGCGCGGTCCGCGTCGACAACACCAATCAAGGTGAGCGAAGCCGTGTTTTGTCGCGTATTCGGGTCAACTGCGGCGTCATAGACCTTGATGGTGTGACGCTTGTAGTGGTCTTCCTTGTCGAAGTAAGAAACTTCGACCTCGTTTGCACGACTTTCGACGCCAGTCCACTGCTGGCCGAAACTGCCCTTGATGATGTTGCCAGAGGTAAACATCATGCTCGGCGAGGTCGGCATCTCGATTGCTACGGAGTAGCGAGTGCCAACCCGCACCAGTCGGGCATGACCAGCGCGCAGGACGATTTGCAGGGCATCCCAGAAGGTCTGCCCAACATCCAAGACGCCATTGAAGGTCAGGTTTACGTCATCGCAGTAATCGCCCCACTCCTTCCAGCGGTCGATATCAATGCGCGAGGGGTCAACGTCCGCACCAAAGCGGCCGTTGGTAATCATGTCGTAGGCAATCCAAGCCGGGTTGCTGCTCGGGCCGTCCTTCCAGGCGGAGCCGCTCCAATACTTGATGACGCGACCATGGTTGATATAGGTCACGTTGGGCAGGCTGGACAGCTGGTCGGTCAGCTTGATTTTCAGCGCAAGCAGGGCCGTGTTGCGATAGGCAACCTTGTCGTTAACGATTTCGTTGTAGTCGGACCAAACGACCGAGTCCCGCTGCTTGTCGGTTTCGGTCTGCGCGTTAGTGCGGCGAACTCGAACCTCATAGGTGCCCTGCGTCAGCGTGGGCGAATAAACGCTCCACCGATACGGCGAGGTTTGGTCACTGGTGACTGACAATGCGCCACCGTAAAACGCCTCTGTACCTACGAATCCAACCGGAACGCCGCCTCTGAAAATCGTGCCGTTAGAAACGGTGTCGCCAGAAGTCAAACTTGGGAGGCTTTCGTCCCCGGTATAGCCGGTGCTCGAGCCAGACGGGTCGTAGTTGTTGAAGCCAAAGTAGTTGTACGACGGCGCATACGACAGCGGCTCGGTGCCAGGAACAAGCGTCGTCCAGGTGCTTCCACCAACGAGGCGATACTCGGCCTCAAGCGTTACCGTGACGGTCTTCTTGCGACCCTTGTCGTCTACTCGCCAAATGCCCGTAGGGGCAACGAAGTCCAACCGAAAGCGGTCAATGACATTCAGGCCGGTGTAGGTCGACCAGCCAGTACCAATCGTGACGCCACGGCTGACAGCGGAGACGCTCGACTCGAACCAGTCGATAGGCTGCTGAGTCGGCGTGCCAAGTCGGGTGTCGATTTCGACATTGGAGAAGTTGGCGATAGGCTGGTCATTAATCTCCGGGTCGGTGATACCGGCAACCTGACCTTCACCTGCGTTATAGAGGCCGTAGAGATACTGGGTGTTACCAGCATTGCGGACGTGCAACGAAATGATGTTGCCCGCCATCCGAAACTTGCCGTAGCAGACCGGAACCTTGACGCCTTCCCGAGAGGTGTTCTTTGCGCCGTCAATGCCGTAGCTGGAGGAATCACTCTGGTCCTCCATGTCCGGCATTACAGGCGGAATTAGCGCATTGACAAGGATTGCGGCACCAGCAGCAACAGCAACGGTGCCAGCAATGAATGTTCCCGCTCCGATAGTTCCGGCTGTGAGCGCAGCGCCAAGATAGTATTGGCCCGTCGCAATGATTGCGACAACCAGGACAAGTCGAAGAATGTCCTTGGCGTCACCACCACCCTGCGGCATCTCGCAGATGGCAAGACAGGACTGGTCGGGGACAAGGGTCGTCTCCCAGGACTCCGGCGAGACTACCCCGCCGTTAAGACAGACAACGCTAGTCTCCGGGTCAAGTCGGCCAGCCAGCGCCTGGGCGACGGTAAGCCCCTCGCTCCACGGGACGAAGCTATCCTCATGCTTGTGAGGCTCAAACGGATTGGTGATTTCAAGAAGCTTGAAATGACCAGCCGGAGCAATCTCTTGGTGGGCAATTTCTGCCAGTTCAGTATTCATAGTAGCCAATCACCCTGCGTTTCCAAGGTTCAAAGCGTTCAACGATAACGCCGCCAGACCGCTCCCAAGCGTGAATCATCTTGCCGTACGGCAGAATGTAGCCAACATGGAGCTTGCCCATCACGCGGAAGACGGCAACTGCGCCGGGCTTCTCGGTGGTTGGCTTCCACTCCTCCATCCCAGACAGAATCTGAGCGTTCTCCGTTTCAAGTGAGGAGTGGGTTGGGTAGTTCGGCACGTCTTTACCTGCCCGCCGACACATCTCCCTGACAAGGCCGTAGCAGTCGAACGAATCCGGGCCTCGAGCGGCCTTTTTGAACGGAACGCCAATTAGGTCGGCGTATTCGAGGTCAGCCATACCTGATGCCCCGGTTCTGAATGCCAGGAAAACCACCAAAGTTGATGGTGTTGTTGTGGGCCGCACAACCGTTTGCGCCCTGCAAACTGAGGTCGCAAGTTGGCATTGAACCCGTATAGCCGCACTCCGCGCTCTTATATTTCCAGGAGCAGCGGTCTTTCATCTGAGTCCTAGCAGGGAACTGGCGAGCAAGGGGCGACTCCGCACCAAGTCGAATCGAGATGACCCACTCGCTTGCCGACGTGCCAATGACCTCAAACACTTCCTCGACTTCGGCGCCTTGCGCCAAGTTGGCAGTGTTGACAATGATGATGGTCACGCGACTGCCAGTGGCACCCGCATAGGTGTTCAACTTCCCAAGCAGCACGCTTTGGAAGTCGGTCGCCGACATGGTGATTTCTGGAACCGCGCCGGCCTCGTATCGAAGGTCGATGCGGAACGGGAAGGCAATATAGGTCTGCCCACCGAACACGACATTCTCGGTGTTGTTGGCAAGATAAAGCGTCTCAACAAAGGTCTGGGTCGCAGTGTTGAGAATCTCCAGCTTCGCCAAAACAACAAACGCAACCCCTGAGGTGAGCTTGTTCTTCTCAAGAATTGTAGATACGGAAATGCCGCGATTTGGCATTAGACCTGCTCCAACCCAATATTGGTGATGTTCCAGCGAAAGCTTGGGCCGCGACCCGCGTACTGAATCTCAGGCGTGCCGACAAACCGAACCGTATAGACGGTAGCTGTGACTGGATCCGCCCAGGTGAACGATTCGGAGCCGCCCTTCTTCGAGTCGTAGAAGGTCTGAAAAGCCGCCTTATCGGTCTGCGAGATATCCGTAAACCCAGTCTTAAAGGTCTTTCGGGGTGCGCGGGTGTACCTGGGGCGCGTAACCACATAGCCGCCTTCGATTTCCTGCCGAATAGCGGGGTCGGCCTGAGTCTCCGACCGATATCGGGAGTCCTCCTTGGCGCTCATTGTTACTGGGGGAAAGTCCGCCATATATCACCTATTGTACTCGCCCGTGACTTATTTTACCGAACTGCATTACGCATGGAGTCGCGGAACTGGCCGGGCTGGTTTACCGCCTTCATGACGATATCCAAAACAAAGCTGTTGCCGTCAAAGCGGGCCGGCCCACGCTGCTCTGCCGTAGCCTGCTGGCCAGTCTGGTTGATGACGTTGACGGTGACCGGCGGTGCATTTCCGCCGCTCATCCCGCCCTGCACGGTAACGGGGATAGTCCGGCCATCGGGCAGCGGCACATAGGCTTCAGGCTTCGCACCCTCGCCAAACACCGACACCATCGGACGGCGGGCAATACCACCCTCGCCCCAACGCTTGAGCGGCGCCGGACCCCACTCCGTCATCACGTTGCCTTTTGCGCTAGCCGCGCCAATGTTTGCCCCAAACATATTGCCCAGAATGTCCTTAAAGGCACTGCCTGTGCTGGCCGTCTGGCCAGGAGTTACGCCAATCGCGGACAAAATTGCCTGCGCAATGATGGCGCGAAGAATGACCTTCGCAATGTCCTTAAGAATTTGCTTGGCAAAGTCCTTAAAGGTGTTTTTACCCGTCATCGCAAACTCGATAAAGGCGTCAACGCCAGAACTCACCCATTCGGCGGTGGACTTCTTCATGTTGGCCGTTACATCGGCCCACTCCTTCGCGAGCTGACCAAGCGGCGACTCAAGGGCTTGAATTTGCGTCTTTTGATTCGCCCACTCGTCTGCCAGCTTACGAATCTTTGCCGCCTGCTCGTCGGTCAGCAGATTTTGTTTCACATAGAGGTCAAGCAATTGCTTGAACCGCTCGACCTCCCGAGCGCGAACGTCCGCAGAACGGACAAGCAGCTTATCGCGGTCCTGCTCAATCAGCAGCATAAGCTCGGAGATTTTTGCGTTTGCCGCATTATCACGCGCCATATCTGAGACGCGCTTTGCCATCGCATCAAACGCCTCCTGGTCACGCGGTTGAATGTTCTCGCGAAACTTCTCCAGCTGCTTGTTAACCGACTCGAGCGCGGTATTCGTCTCGTCAATGCCACCAGAGCGAAGCACACGGTCCCACTTCTGCTGCTCCGCCGAAACCGAAGCAAGCAGAGTTGCCATGCCATCCATGGCATACTTGGACTGCGTGTTGAGATTGTTCTGCTTCTGCACCTGGTCGTTCAAAGACGCCATCGTGCCAACAAGTTCTTTGGCGTTTTCAACCTGTGCAGCAGAATAGCCAACTCCATCAAACGCAGTGGCTCCGCCAAGGTTCGTTAGGCGCTCCTGAAAGTCCGCAAGCTCCTGCGGCATCTCTTTTTCGCCATCAAGCAGCGCACGCAGGCGAGCAATACGGCGCTCAATGCCGTTAACAAACTTGCCAAGGGGGTCTTTGGCGTTCTTGTCGTCGCCCGCAAACATATCCGGGACACCAGCTGTCCGGGAGTCGATTGCGCCCTGCGTTAGTTCCGTCGTGCCCTGCTTCAAGGCCTGAAGCGCGTCAATGTTCTGCGTGATAATGCTTCGGATGCGCGTGTCATTTACCTTGGCAAGCAGGGTCCGCTGCTTTTCGATTTGCCCCTCAAGATAGGTATTAATTTCCTTCTGAGTTTTATCCATCGAGTCGATAGTAAATTCGGCGTATTTTTTCGCAGCAATTTTAGCGTCAGACTCGGCTTTCTGAAGGCGGTCTCTCTCTGCAACCTGCTCCGCCAAACCTTTTGCGCGAATCCGGTCAACAATCTGCTTGACATCAAACTGATACTTCCGCGACTCAGCATCGCCCTCTCGCTGCGCCAAGGAACGCTTCGCCCGGTCAATGTCGGCCTGGGTGCTGATAATCGTCTGGACTAGCTCGTCTCGCCTTTTCTCGAGAGCCTTTTTCTCTTCGTCCGAAAATTTAACGAACGTAGCGACGCCAGACGCAGCGCCTACGAAATATTTTCCGCCATCCCTAAGCGCATTCAAAACCCCAGTTAGGTCTTTTTGGTATTGCTTAAGCCCATTCTGCGCATCGTCGATTTCCTTTGCGCTTGCGGAGTCCCAAAAGAGCTTAAGCTTTTCGGTCGCTTCGTCTGCCCGCCTTGCAACGGTTCCCAGCCATGCACCTACCGCTGCCAACGCACCAACTGTAATCGCGACCCAGCCGGCCGGGCTAATTGCGAAAAGTCCAGCAAGCAGAATACGGACGTTTGCAATGGCAGCGCGAAGTCCCGAGGTAACGAAGACGCCGACAATAATCTGCATCCAAATGACGAAATCGCGAAGCATCTTGCCAGCTGCGAGGCCGGCCGTACCAACCGCCATCAATGCGGGCGCCACCAGCCTGATGCCAATGAGCGCACTACCAAGGATGACGACCCACCTAGCAATTTCTTTGCCGTTCTCGGCTACCCATTGGGTGAAGGTGACGAGCGTCCTAATTCCAGACGCCAAGCCAGCGACAAACTCCGTAATAGCCTGCTTAAAGGCGGGATTCGCAAAGGCCTCGCGAACCTGAACCATTACATCCTTAAGTGTGGCAAAAAGGCCGGAATTGGTTACGACTTCGTTGGCAAAGAGCTTCATATCCGTGGTCAAGAGGGAAAGCTGACCGCTGAAGCTCTGCATCAGGTTTTCTGCCTGACCGCCGTAAAGCCTCTGAAACTCAATGAACAGACCGCGCAGGGACTCCTGGGCTTTAACGCCGCCCTTTGAAATGCGCTTAACCAGCTCCTCGATTGAAATGCCCATGCTGTCGGCCATGTTCTTCATGGCCGTAGGCACGGCTTCACCCAACTGCTGACGCAACTCTTCCATTGAGATGACGCCCTTACCCGCCATCTGCTGAATAGCAATGGAAGCCCGCTTCAGAATGTCGTCGGTACCACCGAAAGCGGCCACGGCATCAAGAAGCGCCTGAAGCGAACCGTTTGCCGGATCCAGGCCGGCAGACCTGAATTTCACCCAGGCGTCTTGAATTGCCGTAATGCTGAACGGCGCTTTACGAGCAAGGTCGATAATCTGCTGGAACTGGACCTTGCCAGCTTCCATCTTCTCGCCAAAGTTTGCCCCCTCGGACATATTGGCGAGAAGGATGTTCATGCGCTCGAACTCAGCGGTCACGCGGACCATCTGAGCAGGGAGCGCACCGAACACCGTCCAGACGTTTAGGACCGCATTTCGAGCAAGGCCGAGAGTGACAACGGTATCGCGAAGCCTGGTGCCGAACCGGGACAGCGCGGTGCTCGTATTCGCGATGTTTGCATTGGCGACACGAACCTGTCCATTGAACTGCTGAAGTGCAACGCCGCTCTGCGTCAACGCGGCAGTAAACTGCCCGTTGTTGAGCGTAATCGTTACATTAAGATTGCCAATGGACATTTTCTGTCTACCTCTGCGCAATGCCCTTTAGTCGGGCGAATCCAGCCTCATCACGAACCGCTTGCTCGACAACTACCGTTCCCATCTCCTGCGCCAAGACCCGCGTTGTTTCTTCGGCTGCTTTAGGCGCTTGGGCCGTCACAAGCAGTCGAACCGTTCGCAAGTCTTCTTCCGCCATCAACCTTCCGATATTGCTTTCCATAGCCCAGAAGGTCCGAATTGGAAGTCGGTAGATTTCCTCCACCGACATTCCGTATGCCCTAATTACCCGGCAGAACAGAAAGCCAAAATCTAGGCACTCTGCTCCGCCGTCGGAGGGTTTTCAGCAGCCGCCGCTGCAATCGCCCCCTCCGCGCCCTGCTGTGCAATCGAATTGACAAAGTCCATAAGCTTGCGGAGCTTGCCCATCGGCATACCCTCAAGCTCATGGCGTTCAATCGTGGGAAACTGCCGGTGCAGCATATCCACCAGGGACTCGAAAACCGCGACTTCGTCCTTCATGGACTCCTGCCGCTTGATTTCCTTCTGCACCCAAATGAAGTCAGCCACGGTCATTTCCTGGAGCTTGTGCTCCTTGCCGTTAAGCTGAATGGTGAGAGTCTCGACTTCACCGTATTCGTCCAAGTTCAAAAGCTTTGTAGCCATGATTTCTCCCGAAAAGAGGGGGCCAGCGGGATTGCTGGCCCCCTTTGGTCACAGGTGACTTAGTTTATCACGCAGTCTCGTCACCAATCTGGAACAGGAGGCCCGTGGAGGTGTTCGGGTAGCCCTTGAACTCCACGTTGAAGATGCGCTCCTCGTCCAGCTTGTAGGCGTACGAGATAGAGGCGGACGGTGCGGCCAGCGGAACGATGAAGTCCTCAGACTTATCGGTCGTCGGCAGCGCCTTCGGATGCAGAACCAGCTTCTCAGCGTAGTCCAGCATATTGAGGCCGATGCCGTTCTTCACATCCGCACGCTTCTTCAGGTTCGGAATAGTGCCGCTCGTCACCAGCGTCGTGCCCGGCATAATCTTCTGGAGGTTTTCCAGAGTGCTTTCTGCCAACGGCACACGAACCGTGACCGTACGAGCCGTCACATACTCATTGATGGGCGAGTTGCCGAACTGGTCAACCATAACCTCATAGGTCTCGGTCGCCACTTCGACTTCAACGCCACCCTTCGTCAGACCCAGGTCCACACTGTCGTAAGTGACGGTGCAGACACCGAGCTTTACGCTTTCGGTACCCATGAAAAACTCCTAACTAGCTAGTCATCGAATAACAAACATCGAAATAGGTGGAAAACTCGAGGTAGTCACCTTCCGATGCCGGAAAAACGATTGGCTTTTGGATGGGACGGATGTACTTGACATTCATCGTTCCAATAACCACTCGCTCTTTGTTCAAGGTGACCGTGATGTTCTCGGCCAAAGTCTGGCCTGCAACGTAATCCGGATTTCTCACAATCACCTGAAACGCAGCCTTAAAGTATCCCGGCAGCTCATGCTGATACGAGACACCCTCATAGTCCTGACGAATCATCACGCCTGCGTTAATTGCGGCAGGAAGATGATTCACGAAAATGTTGCGACCACTGCCGCTTGAACGGCCGTGGCCGTTCGTAGCAAGGTAGTTCGCAATATCTACAAGCTCCTTCATTAGCGAGTTCTCGGCTTTCGCTTGGGCTGAAGACGGCGCGGACGCTTTACAGCCGGCGCTTTACGCGGCGTCACCTTTGCCTTGGGCGTGCGAACCGGAGCTTTCTTCGGGGGCGCACGCTTCGCCTTTTTGGGCGCCTTAACAACGACCGGAGTCCTTGCCTTGCGCTTAGCCGACGCCACAGACACAGTCCTTGAGGTAGTCTTCTGCGTTGCCGCAGTCCGCTTTATCTGGCGACGAGCAAGCGCCGCTGCAATCGAGTCCTCAATATCTGCCTTAATTTTAGGCCTCGTATCCCGGAAGGCGCGCGACATAAAACGCGGGCCGACCTTGACGCCGAGACGAGCCGCCTTAGCCCTCGACTCCTCGCCGGTACCGATTCCACGGGGAATGTTGTTCTCCGCATAGGTCGCGTAGTCACCAACGACAACAGCCCTGCCCTTGCGTTTACGCCGTGGGGCGGGGGTCGCAACATCGACAAAGACCTTGTTTTGCCAAGAATTCACACCAAGGTGCTCTTCCTTAGCAACCTTGATGGACTCTTCCAGGGGGCCGTACTCCAGCGGGGCGTACTTCTGGGCCGTCTCTGCCATCAGAATTGCCCCACGCCGAAGCGCGTAGCGTCCAGCCATAGCAACGTCTCCGCCAAGCAGCGAAAGCGTTTTGGCCAGCTCTTCGGAACCCTTGATGACTACGCCCATACGACCGCATCCACCTGGTTGTGGTCCAAAATTCCATGAAGGTCGTGCCGGGGCATAACCTCGATTACCCGAAGGTCCACACCCAGGAGGGTCAGCTTGTCGCCCTTGTCGACCTTCACGTGCGGCAGAAACAGCAGTCGGGCATCGATAGTCTCCTCGTTGGCGTAGCCTCTCGAGGCAGAGCTGTCGGCTCGAACTGCCGTCTTATCGTCCCGGACCTGAATCTTTACGACCGCGCACTTGGTGCTAAACGGCACTCCAGAGCTTCTCTGGCCGTAAAGGTCAAAGCCCCTACTCGGGGTGACTTTGCAGGGCGTGTGCGGACGCAGCATCATGCCCTAATTCTACCATTTAGAGGGCAAAACGGCTAGTCACCCATGACTGACCTAGTGAACCCTAACGGCAAGCGTCCCAACCTTTGCGGTGTACGAGAGACTTTGTACCTTGACGTTCACCGCCAAGATTCCAGTGGGCGGGATAGGCTCTATGCCGGTCGCAAATACGGTCGCACTATCCAGCGAAATGGACGCCAATGCCAAAATTTGAAGCTTGCCCGTTGCCGAAAGGATTGCCCCCTCAAGCGACTGCGCGGCCTGACCCGAAATGTCCAGCCTGCCGACTGCCGACAGTGCCGCGCCCGACAGCCCAACTCCGGCCTGTCCGGAGATTTGCAGCCGACCAATCGCCGAAAGGCTCGCGCTTGCCAGGTTTGTGGTGCTCGAGCCGACAATTGGCAATGCGCCAGTTGCAAGCAATCCCGCCGACGCAAGGTTGATTCCGGCCTGCCCGCGAATATCCAGCTTGCCAGCCGCAGATAGACTGGCCGATGCCAATGTAAGCGAAAGCGTGCCGGAATTTTGAACTTCCTGCGCGCCCGCAGCGGAAAGCGTGGCACTGGCGAGCGCGATTGTCGCCTGTCCACGAATGTCCAGCCTGCCCGACGAGGAAAGTACTGCTCCATTCAGTTGGGTGGCAAGTTGCGCGCTAAGCCTCAGCTGACCCGTCGCCGCAAGCGTTGCGGCATTAAGGCTAATTGAGGACACGCCCTGAATAAGAAGGCGTCCACTGGAGTTAAGCGACGCCGAGGCCAGGGGTATAGACGCCGAACCAACAATGTTCAGCGCACCGCTTGCCGCAAGCGTTGCAGAGTCGAGCGTTACATTAAGGGAGCCTACGCCCCCATCAGCCTCTAGCGTGCCAGTGGCGGCAAGCGTTGCCGACTGAAGGGTAACGGAGAGTGAACCGACGATTTCGCCGAGCGACTGACTGACCTGACCGAGACCATCGCCGGCCTGCATCCCCGCCAAAAATGGCAGAGATGAGGCCAGCCCCGGCCTGACCAGCGGACTCCCGGCCCTAAAGCCCTGTACCGCGCCAGCAGTCCCTACTGCGCGGATGAGCTGCGCGGAAGCGCCTCCCGCCAGCAGGGCCATGTTAGGCGACCGTTATCTTGGCGTAGAGGTCGACACCGCCCGGCAGTGAGCCACTTGGCACAAAGCGGCGGCGGCGGCCGACGGTGTCATCGCCAATGCCGTTGTGCCAAGAACTACCGCCCCAGTTCTCGAACGCGCCGTTGGTCGTGCCGGTCGACGCCTGCGTCAGCACCAGCGCGTCGGTGTCGGCGCGGTAGATGTTGATCGTGTGGACGCCCGGCGTCGCGCCGAAGGCCGCGACCTGGACCCAGGCGAACGTGCCGTTTGCGGCGTTGAAGTCGCCGAAGTTCCACCGGTACTGCGAGGGCAGCGCGTCGTCGGTCTCGTAGAGAAGCGCGAGCGACAGGATGCGAGCCGGGAGCATGATGACTCCCGCCGTGCGGAACTGGAACGCGAACTGGATGCTCGACGGCGTGCCGAGGCCAGAGAGGTCGCCGTCTGGCGACACATCCGTCCACGCGCCGCTGTTGTCGTCGATGCCGCTGGTGCGAACCTGCACGCGGTAGGCGTCGGGAGCGACGCCCATCGTCGAGTCGCCGATGTTCTCGACGCAGTTGACCAGAACCCGGTAGAGCTTCGCGGGTGTCGCGCCGAGCGTGATTTTCGGGCAGACGACGCGGTTCGGCACTTCCGCTTGGAACTCCCAGTCCGCTGCCAGCGGATAAGCGCTGAAGGCGTTTAGGTTCGCCGTCGTGGCGGTCGAGTAGAGCCAGAACAGCCAGCCGTCCTCCACCCACAGAGTCGGCGAAGCAGCTTGGATTGCATGGATGAACACCGGAGTGTCGAGGTCGCGGTTGGCGCTGACGGTCTGCGTGGTCAGGCAAGAAGAACGCCGATCAAGCTGCGCGCCGGACGCGTTGTAGTCGGTGATGTAGACCGTGCCGTTGCTTGCCGCCGCCGCGATGACCAGCTTGTCTAGCGAACCGGCGACATCGAGCGCAAGAAACGGCGTCGAGCCGGTGCTGACGTTGGTATTCAAGCCCCCTGGCGTGACTTCGCTCATCGAGTCCGCGACGAACGTCGTGCTGCCGCTTGTGATGTTCGCCAGCGGGGCGCGCAGGATTCGGGTCGTGGTGAGCATATACAACGACGGCACGCCGTTGCCGGGGCCGTGCGCGAGGGCGGCGACGCGACCGTTGTTCGCCTGCGAGATGTTGCCGGTTACGGTCTGCGCGCCGGTGATCACCATGTCCGAACCGGTCAACACCGCAGCGCCAGCCGTGAGCGTGAGCGCGGCGCGGATG